TACCAATGACATTAACGGGAAGTTCTGCTATTTCCTTATTGGAATAGAAATGAGGTGGGTAAACGACTGGATTGAAGCCTATGAGGGTTACGCCCTCCGGGCTCTTTTTTATTTGCTTGCAGGTGGCTTCGTCACCGTTTACCAGGATTATGGCTATATCCCCGGATTCCACGTCAGATTGGCATTTACATATAACTACATCATTATCTAATATCTGGGGTTCCATGGAGTGGCCCTTTATGCGGAGGGCGAAATACTCGCCTAAACTCGCCATCTTAGGGGTGATTTCTTCATATCCTTCTATGTCGGTTATGGCTTCCAGGGGGATTCCTGCTACTACTCGGCCGAGGATGGGGATACGGACACCTTTTAAGCGGTTGGACTTATCTTCCCAACCCATTAAAAATGCGGGGGTTGTTGAAAGGGCTTTCGCTATTTTTTCGATTTTATCAGACGGGATGTTGGTAATAGCGCCTTTTTCATAGCGCTGAATGGTTGCTTTAGAAACACCAACCACACTTCCTACTTCTTCGAGAGTCTTATTTAATTGCAGTCTTCTTTCTTTCATGCGTGTTCCAATTGACATTTAAACCACCTCTTTATATTTTCTAAATCTATAATACTATGATTTTACGCACAAAGCAACGAAAATGTTACGCGTTGCGTAAAAAGTTTCTTGACATGAAACGCAATGTGACGTATTATAAGTTACGTAAGGCGTTACTTTTGAGCGGGAGAAGGTGGGAAAATGATTGACAGAAAACGCTTAATAGGAGTTATCTATTCAAGGGGACTGACACAGTCCAAAGTTGCGACAAATATTGGTATTTCTAGCAAAACCTTTTATCACAAGATGAAAACTGGGGTATTTGGTAGCGATGAAATCTATAAGATGAAGACGCTTCTTTCCATCCCTGATGAAGAAATGACTCCTATTTTTTTTCCCTCTAAAGTTACGCAGTAAGTAACTTTAGAGGGAAAAAACATCAAAGGAGGAGAAATGAATAATTTAGTAGAAATTAAGAACAATCAAGTCGTAGTTGATAGTCGTTCGGTAGCAAAAAATTTTAATAAAGAACATAGAAACGTTGTAAGAGATATCGAAAACCTTGTAAGAAAAGATGTGCTCAAAATTGAGCACATGTTTCAGCAGGTAGAGCTTCCAGACTCTTATGGCCGGATGCAGAAAAGCTACTACATGAACCGTGATGGATTCAGTCTGCTGGTTATGGGCTTCACCGGAAAAGAAGCCATTGAATGGAAGCTCAAATATATTGAGGCCTTCAATGAGATGGAAAAGAAGCTCAAGAATCCGCTGGCCCTGCCGAATTTCAGCAATCCGGCAGAAGCTGCCAGAGCATGGGCAGACGAGTTCGAAAAGCGAAAGCAGGCCGAAGCCCTGAACGAAGCCAACCGCCCGAAGGTAATATTTGCGGAAGCGGTGAGCGCCAGCAAGACGAGCATTCTGGTTGGGGAGCTGGCTAAGATTCTCCGGGGCAACGGTATCCCGATAGGTCAGCGGAGATTCTTCCAGTGGCTCCGGGAAAACGGCTACCTCATCAAGCGTAAGGGCACCGACTACAACATGCCCACGCAGAGAAGCATGGAACTTGGGCTTTTCGAAATCAAAGAAGGCTCCTACGTAAACGGCGACGGCGTGAACGTCATCACCAAGACCCCGAAAATTACAGGTAAAGGGCAAAACTATTTCATCAATAAGTTTCTGAAGGAAGGGGCCTGAGGATGAGGGAGTGTAATAAAAAAGAGCCGTATGGCATATCGGCTCTTGATACAACGATTAAATCAGTAATGGTTATTGAGGTAATAAAAATAACCAGCATTACTGGAAACGGGACAAGTGAAGACCCCACCAGAATTGTCGAAAACTTTTACACAAAAGCAGGGAAACATATCGGAGCCCGCCTGGTGGAGTCTACTGATACTGAGAGATGAGGTGCATGGCTTCAGTAACCGTACCTCAATCATATCAATTATAGCAAAGAAGGAAGGTGCCTGAGGATGTCGGCCATAGAAATGGTCTTTGTTGCTAACGGAGTCATCGTTTTATTAGTGATGTTGGCATATATCGCCCAATACACATTTAGAACTAAGTGGAACATTTATAAACGAGAAATCCGAAGGTCGAAAGGAGTGAAAAAGGATGCCAAAAATTAACATCACGGTGGATGAAGCCACCGAAATGCTTAACATCGGCCGTGCCAATCTGGTCGAGCTCATCGAGTCAGATGAGACCTTTCCATGTTTCGCCGTGGGGAGAAAAATCCTCATCCCGGTGAAGGCCCTGGAAGAGTGGGCAAATAACCGAGGGCGGTTGAGAGTTGGCGTCAGGACAGTAAGCCGGACAGTCCAGCTCATCCGGCAGAGACGCAGAGACGCAGGGTAAAGGAGGTAAGTTGAATGGGTGTGGATAAACAAACGTTTTTGACCGTTTCCCTCTGCCTATATTCCGGAATCATCTCTGAAATATTGTATGTTACTACTTCAAATTGGTTTGTGCACTATTTGTGTTTCTTCGTGGTTGCTACAAATTTTGTACTACTCATTTGGTTGTCGTTGCAAGATTGGATATCTCGATTTTGTTCTAAGCGATAAACGCGATTTTCCAAAGCATTGACCTCATTGTTTTGAATGAATTGGGACAAGAAAGAGAGTAGGGCAATTATTATTCCTATTAATTGCATTTTTTCAGAGCGCGACCATGATTTGAGGGTTGGAAAGTAACAATCAAATTGTTGTTCCTGCTCGGTTGAAATTTCTTCAGAATATTTTTCATTAGGAACAGGAGCATCCAACGATAAAGAAGATTCTTCTACTTCCTTTAATACATTGGAAGGTAATTGACCTAATACATCTAATATTGGTCCCCAGTTTTTTAGGATTAGTTGATTGTATTCATCAATTCTACAGATTGAATAGTTAAGCCTATTAATTAAATTTAATGTCTCATCAAAATTTTTATTTTGTTTAACGCTTATTTCTTGATATTTAACACAAGATAACATCAACGGTTGAAACGAAGATTGTAAAGATTGAATCCATTTAAGATGCGATTGCTCTATTGATTGAACCAATTTATATATCTCTTTTGAAACAACGGGAATGTTGTAATTGTTTGTATCAAGCATATATTTATACCTCCACCTATATACCAGTATAGCAAGGGGGAAGAAAGGGGGACAATTAATGAGAAAAAGTATATGGCAACGAATCAAGTGGGGAAACGTCCTGATTACCGGGCTCCTGCTGTGCTGCCTGGTATACGGTGGATGGAGGTTCACCCACCCGGCTAAGGTCGTAAAAAGCTACGACTACACCGTCCAGGCGGGGGATACGCTCTGGAACGTTTGCTCCGAAGCGAAGCTCCCCGAACAGGACGTTCGAGAGCTGGTATTCCAGACAATGTCCGATAACGGTCTTAAAAATGCGGGGAAGCTTGAGCCTGGGAGAATCATCACCATCAAACTTACCCGTAAAAATTAAAAGAGCCACTCGTATGGCAGTACGAAATGGCTCATTGCTAGAGATTGCAATTCTAATCTCAATTCTCATTGTAGCACACAGGAGATGTTTACATGTTTAAAAATTGTAAAAAAATCATGACGGTTGCCGAAATGGAAAACCGCCAAAACTGGCTCAATGTCAGGGCACAGGGCATAGGTGGCAGTGATGCCGGCGTTATCATGGGTTTCAATCCATATAAATCGGCATACCAACTCTGGATGGAAAAGACAGGGCAGGCAGAAGCACCCGATCTGTCAGGCAACCAGTTTATCTACTGGGGCCAGAAGAATGAAGCTAATATCGCTGATTGGTTCGCAGAAACCACGGGGAAAAGGGTGGAAAGGTGCGGTACCCTCCAGAGCGTTAAGAATCCGTTCATGCTTGCCAACGTTGACCGTGTGGTAGTCGGCGAAAATGCAGGGCTCGAAATCAAGACGGCAGGCGTCAGCCAGTACAAGAAATGGCAGGACGATGATGTTCCTGATTCCTACTATTGTCAGTGCCTGCACTACATGGCAGTCACTGGCGCAGATGCCTGGTACATCGCAGTCCTGCTGGGTGGGAACGAAGCCATCTGGAAGAAAATCGACCGAAACGAAGATGACATCAATGTTTTAGTAGAGGTGGAAAAGGATTTCTGGAACCATGTGCAGTTACGCACACCGCCCGCTCTTGACGGGTCAGAAAGCTGCGCTGCTGCCCTCCGCGAAAAATATCACGATAGCAAGGGTATAGAAATCCCGCTGGAAGATAAATACGACAAGCTGATTGATGAGATAAATCAGGACACGGAAACCATCAACAAGCTGAGGGAAAACATTCAATTTAGGAAAAATCAGCTTATGGAGGCCATGGGCACTGCAGAACGTGCGGTTACTGCCAACCACAAGATTACCTGGAAGGCCGGAAAGCCCAGGGAAACAGTGAGCCTTTCGAAAATCAAGAAAGGCAACGCCGATATCTACGAAATGCTTAAGTCAAAGAATCTTATTTCCATTGCAGAGGCTTCCCGTATTTTGCGGATCCGGTAAAAGTCATGCTGAACATTGAAATTGTCGTTCGCGAAGCCATGCGGTACGGAAATTTCATAGCTATGAATCAGCAAACAGTTATATCAGGAGGCACTGTCTTGAGTACAGGGCGGACGTCTCCAGCATTGTTGAAATTACATCAGGGGTTAACCAAGGAGGTCACAATTATGAACACTAAAGGTGGTTTAGCTAAACGGACAGCTCAGGTAGCAGCACAGCAGAAAGATACCAGTCTGAAAGGATTAATCCGCAGTATGGAGCCGGAAATCAAGAAGGCGCTCCCATCTGTGATTACTCCGGAAAGATTCACCAGAATGGTTTTCACCGCTCTTTCCAGCAATCCAACCCTTCAGGAATGCACCCCGCAGAGTTTTCTCGGTGCGATGATGCAGTCTGCGCAACTCGGGCTGGAGCCTAACACTCCAATCGGCCAGGCGTATCTGATTCCGTACAGAAATCATGGCCGTCAGGAATGCCAGTTCCAGCTTGGGTACAAAGGCTTGATTGATTTAGCCTATCGTTCCGGCGAGATTAAAGATATTCAGGCACATGAAGTATATGAGAACGACGTGTTTGAATACGAGTTCGGACTTGAACCGAAACTGAAGCACATTCCGGCTAAAACAAACCGCGGTGAAGTCATTCTTTATTATGCCGTTTTCCACATGGTCAATGGCGGGTATGGGTTCGAGGTGATGAGCAAGGAAGACATCATCAACCATGCCAAAAGAACAAGTCAGGCATACGGTTCCTCTTACTCTCCGTGGAGCAAGTACTTTGACGAAATGGCGAAAAAGACAGTCATCAAGAAGTGCCTGAAGTATGCGCCAATTAAGACGGACTTTGTCAGGGCCGTGGCGTCCGATGAAACGATTAAGTCCCACATTGCAGAGAATATGACAGATGAACCGGACGAGACCATCACCATCGATGCTGAGGCGTCAGAAGATACGGTCCCCGCAGGCGTTGACATGGAGACAGGAGAAATAAAGAAATGAAAGACAAGAAAATCCAGAAACTGGTAGATAAGCTGAGTGATGAGTACTCCGACGTGACACTGTTCCTGCATGACAGGGAAAACGGTGAAACTACCATGGCCGGGCATTGCACAACGCCGACTTTTCTCCTTGGAATCGCCATTCGGTGCATACTTCAGCAGGCCGAGATTGAGGAAATAGACACGTCAGTCATCCTCATGAGCGTTATCAGCAGTATGGCGGATAATGGGGACCTGGACATAGAAAAGTTTAAACAGATGTGCCCCTTCTTCCTTGATGCAGAGATTGCAGTCAAATAAAACTAAGAATTCAGGTAGCCGGGGCTGAATCGTTCAGCCCTTATGGCTATCTCTGGAGGTGATGAAATGGAAGGGTACATCCGGCTATGGAGGTCCCTCGCAGACAGTCCAGTCTGGACGTGCAGTACAGCCAACCAGAAAGTGGTATTAATAACCATCCTGCTTCATGTCAGATGGGATTCCATCCGGTGGGATGTACTGGGAAAAGAGTTCACTATAGGACCTGGGGAAATGTTCACATCCATCCGAAAACTGGCCGATATGGCAGGGGTAACACAGCAGATTGTAAGAACAGCACTTGAAAGGTTTGAAGTGACAGGTTTTTTAACACGCAAGGTAACACACCGGGGGATGCTCATTTCTGTAGTAAATTGGGGCAAATATCAAGGTAGCATGTCAAACGGTAACACAGTGGATAACACGCAGATAACACAGCGACAACACACCGATAACACAGTCAAGCGAAAAAATAACACACCAATAAGAAAGAAAGTACCACAAGAAAGTAAAGAAGGTAAGAAGGTAATACCCCCTATATCCCCCTTTGATGATTTCTGTGGGAACAATGAAGAGCTGAAAGAGGCATTGCAGGGATGGATGGAAATGAGGAAGAAACTGAAGAAACCTCTCACAGATAGAGCACTTAAGCTCAATCTTGGGAAGCTGCACCAGATGACAGGTGGATTTCAACCGACGATGGTGGAGGTAGTTAACCAGTCAACGATGAATGGGTGGTTATCCTTTTACCCGATAAAGAAGGATGACCGAAGCGCCGACCCCTTCGCTGGAGCTAAAGATTTCTATGATTCGATTATTCGAGGGAGGAAGATTGATGGATAAGAGGGCAATGGCTATTTCAGAGATCTATATGGCATGGCCTAAGTTCACTAAACAGCAGGCAGCACTCTATGACAGGAAGCTCAAGGATATACCCGATGAAATCCTTTTCAGGGCCATAGATGCGCTTATCAATGAAAGCGAGTTCCTGCCGACCATCGCAGAGATTCGAAAGCGAGCCAGAAGCCTGTACGCGCAGGCGGCAGGTATTACCGCTCCGGATGCGTCTAAAGGATGGGGCGACGTAGTAGTGGCCATCAGCCGGGTAGGGATGAACCGCTTCCCGAAGTTTGATGACCCTATCACCAGCGAAACCGTCAGGAGGATGGGGTGGAAGGAAATCTGCCTGGCTCCGGTAGATTCCACGTCTACGCTCCGAGCGCAGTTTCTCCGTATGTATGCACAGTGCGCAGAGCGTGCGCAGGAGAAGCGGAATAACAACACACTGCTGGCAGATGGCTCCATACAGGGTCTGATTGGTCAGCTGGGGGCGCATATGGCACTGGATAACCGGGAGAAGGCCATGCCAACCATAGCAGAACTCAAAAGGCTGGAAAATTGATTTCATTAAAATTTGCCATTTAAAAGCGTTTTAAGCTCATTGATGTAAAATTCCTCATCAAAGAGATTAAAACGCGTATAACTGGCAAAAAACATATCAAATTTTTGATTTTAGAACAGGAGGTAATCATGAATCAGGTAACTTGCAAAGGAAGGTTGGGGAGAGATCCACAGATAAGGACCACATCCAAGGGGACGGCAGTAGCGTCCTTCAGCATGGCATGTGACCGCATGTATAACGACAAGAAGCTGACGGACTGGATTAACGTAGTCGCCTGGGGGAAGCTGGCTGAGGCCATGGGGAACCTTGTACGCAAGGGGGATGAGGTGCTGGTACAGGGAAGGATGGGTACCCGTAAGTATACGGCGAAAGATGGCAGTGACCGTTACATCACTGAGGTGACCGCTGAATTTATCGGTAAGTCTATAGTCCCACCGGCGTCTGGCAGCGGGCTGAGTAACTTTGAACAGTTCGGGACCGCAGAACCGGAAACTGCATCAGAGCAGATACCATTTTAACCATAAGGAGGAACAAAGATGAAAAGAATCGGACTCGATAAGATGGTAGAAAACACGGCCGCAACCGCAGTAGTTAGCAAAGAACAGGCCAGAAAAGTAATCAAGGCTTACCTGGAAGAAATCAAGCTGGCATTGTGTAAGGGTGACGCCGTTGCTCTTAGGGAGTTTGGCACTTTTAAAACCGTACGCCGTCAGGAGAAAAAAGGGTATAATCCCGCCACTGGAGAATCAATCACTATCCCGGCTACTGACACGATAACATTCAAGGTTTCCAAAAAGTTCAAGGATATGCTGAATAGCTGAGGGCGGGGCTGATGAGCAAGTACAGGAGCCGAAGGTTTGGGAAAATCTATAAAGCAGTTGAAGACCCTTATACACATCTGGGAATCATTATGGTAAGAGATGAAAGTTACCCCGATGGATATGCCAGGTGCTATAGTATAGGCCCTTATGGGTCATTGGAAGTTGCAGAAAAGGTCCTGAGAGACCGGGCAGAGTACTGTGACTGGGAGGAGATACAAGATGATTGATTTTGCAAAGTTTATGGCTAAGAAGTTTAAAGAATTGGAATGGAAGTTCGCAACGAAAAATCAGCAGTACTCATGCACTGCTGACCCTCTGGCCAACTTTTCCGCCGGAGCAAGGCTTAAGTATGGCAGGTCAGGAGTGCCGGAGATGTACGAGACGCTCAAGGATTACTGCAGGAAGCACGTGGCCTATGTGGAAACACATGGGATTGATGGTAAGACACTGCAGGACAGCCTTGGGGATATAGCTGTATATGCCGTTATTGCTTTATACATGCGGGCCTGCTATGAGGATGAATGCAAGGTGTCGGGTAATGAAACTGACGTATAAAGGAAAGCTCCCATCGCTCAACGAGCTCATAAAGGCTGGTAGAACTAACAAGTATGTAGGGGCTAAGGTGAAGAAAGAGCTCACGCAGGATCTCGCCTGGATTTTCAAGGCACAGGCCAGAGGGAAGAAATACAACGAGAAGGTTATCATTTCTATACACTGCTATGAAGGGAACCTCCGGCGGGATGATGATAACGTTCTGTCTGGTGCCTGCAAGGTCATACTGGATGCCCTGCAGGTAGCAGGAATCATCAAAAACGACAGCCCAAGATATGTACATCTAAAGCCCGAGCGGTTCCAAAGCTCGAATAAGAGTTACTACACAGTGGTTGAGATAGAGGAGGCAGGAGAATGAGAAGAGTACGGAACAAACGGCTTAAGCGGGAGATATTGCGAGATATGAAGTACTTTAAGGCATTCCAACGGCTCAATCGTGAGTATAATCAGAAATTTTGGAACGTGCCGACAGGATGGCAAAGGAATACCAGAACGCGGATGTTTGTAAAGGCTTATGCCCTTCAGCTCAGGAGGAGAAAATGACAGCAGAAAATGAACAGTTTTTTATGAAGAAGATTAACGGAGTGCGTGAATACCTGGCGTTCGTAAAGCAGGCCTATCTGGATGAAGAAGGCAAAATAGAGCTCTTTGAGTATGGCAAGGCTATGGGATGCCTGGATGCCATGGAGCAAGTGCTTAAGGAGGAAATGGACGGTGATTGAGTACATTTTGGGCGCATTCAGCGGTGGATTTTTGGTATTCATGATGATGAGCATATTCACGGGCAGGCCAGCGGTGACACATGAAAAAGAAAAGGAGCTGGAAGAACCAAGTTATCATCCGGACATTTACCGGGATACTGACGACGATTGGGAGCTTTGACATGACAGTAAAGGATTTTTTGAAGGACGTATATAAGCAGGGGGTATACCTCCGGACGCTGAAGACGACAAAGGAAAAGCTTCTGGAGGATATAGCCTCACCCAAGGCCATGGCCTATGACGACGTTAAAGTTGACTCTTCCGCCCAGTCTGACCTGTCTGACAAGCTCCTGCAGATTTACGCAGAGCGTGACAGGCTGAGCGACAAGATCCTGAGGGCTATGGCAGATGTGCTGGAGCGGAAAAAGATAGCTATAGAGCTCATTAACCGGCTGACTTCCTATGAGGAGCGGGTAGTGCTTATGGAGCATTACCTTAACTGCAGGGAGTGGGAAGATATAGCCCAGACTATGAGCTACTCCGTGTCACGGGTCTATTTTTATCACGGTATGGGCTTGCAGGAACTCCGCATGCTGACAGGCGACGTCGTGGTTTTGGAGGAATCATGCGAGAACAAAAGACAGTAGTAAAAAATAATTTTACCTGTGCTAAAATGATATTGTGGGAATGACGGGAAGCGGAATCTCGTGATTGACCTCCTTAAACGTTTTGACGGGCACCGTACAAACCCGTCGCCATAGCATTTTATACACAGGACCTGATGAGGGTCCTTTTTTGTTGGAGGGAAGGGGGATTGCAGTGACTCGAATCGAAAAGGCTTTTAAGACTGCGTTTATAAAAGATGCGCAATTAGTAGGAAAATATCAATTTCCCCGATTAAGAAAAACCTCATTGATTCCAGGGAAGATAATCCCGTTTAATTTTCTTATAGGTTATAAAAAACGCAAAAATGTATGTGTGCATTTCTTTATTGATGATTATCAGTTTGAAAGGGTATGGGCTACACCTTTGAGATATGTATCAGCTTTATCGGATTGCGCGGGGGCCATAGGGCCTGATTATAGTCTTTTGAGTACAATGAGTACTGCACAAAGAATATGGAATTGTTACAGAAATATGGCCCTATCCTATTGGATGCAATCATTTGGAATGGAGGTTATCCCCGTGGTTGAGTGGGGAGTTAAAGAAGATTTGGAATGGTGCGTGGATGGGATTCCTAAGAATTCTGTTATAGCAATAGAAACTTATGGAGCGAATAAAAACTGTTTGTCCCGTTATTCATTGCTGAAAGGCTTTGAATGCGTTTGCAAAAAATTGGAGCCGTTGGCAGTTATTGCCTATGGTAGTCGTATAAAGGAAATGGAAGGGCTATGCAGGCGCATCGTTTGGTTTGATACATATTGTAAGGTAATGAAGGAGCGCCTATAATATGGGTGGAACAAAGGATTTTGTAGAAAAAAGAATTTTTGAATATAAAAGCATTGGCACCGTTGGGGGATTCAAAATAATCGAAGGGGTTAATGGTAAACATAATTTGCCTAATTTTTCGAATACAAGCACAGGTTATGTCAAATTAAGTAACAATGTTCCCCATACAATCCGTCTTTATAAAAATCGTAAGAAATTTAAGGATATTGATTGGGGGCATGCTAATGGGAATTTTAAAACAGGATCCTTTCACGTGCATGATTATAAGAATGGAGTTCGAGTTCACAAAGGTAGAAAACCTAGTAAACATGAGTTTAGAATAGGGATGATGGTAAGGTATGGAGTACAAAGATATGTGTAAGCCTTATGGGAATTTAGGGACTTACGAAGCGTTTGTGGCAGATATGAACGACTGCGGTAACTGGGATTCTTCATTTGAATATCAAGGCAAAGAATATTGGATTGTGCATGAGAATATTGGAAGTCGTCGGCACCCAAAATTTGGAATAAGAGTTTTCTATACGGATATGAATGTTTCCTATGATGTAAAGGACAAGCAGGCTCGCGAAACCAGTCAGGTTTTTGAAGGCGATGACATCCGGCCAGTGATTGAAAACTATGTCATGCACGATGGCAGACCGTTTAAAGATATATTGAAAGAAGTTGGCTCTTTTAGGTGGTTATAAATTGTAAAATTTCATATTAAGTCACCCCTTATGGGTGGCTTTTTTTATGGCAGAAAAGAGGTGAGGTGAGCGTGTGGCAGCAAAGAAACTGACGGTAAAGCAGGAAAAATTTGTAGATTTTTATGTTGAAACCGGGAATGCTACTGAGTCTGCTATAAGGGCAGGATATAGTAAGCGAACCGCCGCCGTGATAGGGCAGGAAAACCTTATAAAACCTTATATCAAAAAAGCCATTGCCGCCCGCCTGAAGGAACTGGAGTCGAAACGCGTGGCAACAGCGAAAGAAGTGATGGAGTTTCTAACGTCTACCATGCGCGGAGAGGTAAAGGAAGAAGTTGTCGTCTCTGATTTTCTGGGAGACGGCGTAAGTCAGACAAAGATAGTAGAAAAGCATGTCGGAGTAAGAGACCGGCTGAAGGCTGCAGAAGGGCTCGCCAAGAGACTGGGGCTGACGGAGCCGGAAGATACGACAGAAGAGACAGGAGGTGTGCAGATTGTCGATGACGCGGATACGGCTGAGTAATATCATAGCTAAGCCCTTCTGGAAGGTACATCAGGACGTAAAGAAGCACGGTCATACCTACTATGTTCTGGGTGGTGGCCGTGAATCCACGAAATCTTCTTACATATCCATTGAAATCTGCATGCTTCTGATTCAGCACCCAGAATGTAACGCTGTGATACTCAGAAAAGTAGGGAATACATTACGTAATTCCGTATATCAGCAGATGGAATGGGCTATGGATGTACTGCACATATCCCACCTTTGGAAGAAGAAAGTAAATCCATTGGAAATGGTCCATAAACAGACTGGCCAGAAGATTATATTTCTGGGTGTGGATGATAAGAGCAAGCTGAAGTCGTTAAAGATGCCTCATGGGTATGTAGGCATAGTCTGGCAGGAAGAATTGGATCAGTTTTCTGGCATGGAAGAAATACGAAACGTGAACCAGTCCCTATTGCGAGGCGGTCCGCGTTTCTGGTGCTTTGCTTCCTACAACCCGCCTAAATCCCGGGATAACTGGGTAAACGCCGAGATGCTGAACGATGAAAAAGACAGGCTGTTCCATCATTCCGATTATCGTTCGGTACCGTATGACTGGTTAGGCCCGCAGTTTTTTGAAGACGCGGAAAAGCTGAAAGCCAGGAATGAAATGGCATATCGTCATGAATATCTGGGGGAGGTTA